CTTACTTCCACCTCTGAAAGTTCGGCGTCTGGCCATTCGCCCGTCACGTAGTGGTAACGGATAGGCGCGGCAGTTCCGCTGGATGTCAGCGCGGCCGAGTTACTAACACGAAGCGCCCATTCGGCAGCATCGGTTGCATCGACGATCACGTCGGTATCTTCGGATCGAGTATAAAGAACAACGTCGATGCGACCGAATTGCAACTGAAAATCGCAAAGGTCGGCATGCGCCGCAGGCATTGTTGTTACGCAGACAGCCATGGTGTCGTGTTTAATTTTTTTATTATTCGGTTCAAATTTAGAGCCGAACACCCCTGAAAGGCGGCACGTTTTGTTATAAATGCCGGCACGCTACCCGCACGCTGTTCGGGTCAAAAAGTCCGCCGTGAATGACACGGTAATTTTTGCGTAGCACGGCGTGTTCCAATCCACATCTACCACAAGATCCCGACAGTTCATAGTGTCGCCCCACTGAAACGAGATGCCGATATTTTTGAACATTTGCGCTGCCGAAAGCGCGTCTGCGATAAACTCTGGCGCCACAATGAAGAAGCTGTGCCGCTTTTCGAGACGGTGGAACGAGTAGACCTTCGTACCCTCGCCATCCTCATCCGACTCCGGCTTGTACTCATACTTTGGCTGCGACACATTAACCGGCAGCGTGAGCGTGAACAGTGCTCCGGTTGGGAATTTTTCCGAAATAACACTGGTAGGATTTGACCAAGACATTTGCAGGAACTCGTCAGCGCCGCACGGCAAAGGCATTGTAGTCCACGGCGAGCCACTGCTAATCGTTGCGCTTTCTGCGAATTTGAATGTCTCGGTGTACCATGTATCCACCCCGTCTGTAAACCGCAGGTAGTATTCCGTTCCGACGGTTGGCGTAAAAGCGTGTTTTTGCCCTGGGAAAATGACGGCCGCCCAATCTGGCACCTCGTCAAGATCCTCCTCGCTGGATGTAACGCCCGAAATGGTTGCCCCCAATGGAGCGCCTACCTGCTGCAAAACCCAGTCGGTAATCGCTGCGCCACCGGCCGGCTTGCGAACCATGAACCCCGGAAAAGCAATGTGTGTGCCATCGAACGGTAAGGTCAACGAAAACAAGCTGTTACCCTCCGAGCACTGCGAAAGGTTGCGGTTTTGGTAGTGGTATTCAAGCGGGTAGTCTGGATGGTTTGGCATCATCCGGTAAACCGCGAACGGCTGCGGTACATAATCCTGAAACTTACTCATAATTCAATTGAAGTGTGATTGTGTCTTTTAGTATGTTTTCGGTCTGCTCCTGCACGAAGCCGTTGCCGAGTTGGGTTGTAACATATTTTGCCGGGTCCACGTCGTCTCCGCAGCAATACGGCGCCACAAACGACGGCGCCTTTTTAACCGGGCGAGTAGATAGGAAAGTAACATCCGCGCCGTTGATCGTTCCGGCTGTGCCTGGGCGGTAGTGCCTGTGTAGTTTGTCGTGCAAATTTGTCCAGGCGAGTGGCTTGTTTTGATCGTTCACGAAGTAAGAGCCTGAGTCTACGGTGTTGCTGATCAGCACCCACTTGTCGTCGTTTATCCGGTCTTGATTCGCTTCGTCACAGATGAAAACCAGATCGGTGCTGAATAGACTACACCTGCGCTCCTTCTTGTCATTGCCGCAGTTGTTGGTGATCGGCACGCCCTTGAAAAAGTCGCTGCAATCCTCGTCGACGAACACGTAGGTTTCCTCCTTTGGCGTGGTGACCTCGTACTCGATTTCCTTCGGGATAACTTGTGCCGAACGGTCAATTCCGGCGGTGCTCACCCGGTACGATACGTGTTCAATTATCAAATCATCGCCATCAATCCACCAGAAAGCATTGAAAAGGAATTGCAGATCCTCCAGCTTTTCTTTGAGTTTCATTTTCCAAATGAAAGCGTAAGACTGATCACCGTCGGGCCGCTTTACATCCGATTTCTGGTGAATAGTCATATCCTGATAATAAAGTGCCGCGTAATCGTAGGCGTCGTTATCTGGAGGTGCAGCGTGTGTGGCATTGATTCCGAAAAAGTGACTCCGAACAGTAAGCCCGCAATCTACTTGCGCCACCAGCTTTTCCAGCACAGCATCGAAGCGGCGCCCGTATTTCAGCACGCCAATTTTGAAAGATTCGTCGTCAGGGCAACGCCACCAGGTAGTGCCTGAAAGCAGCGTCCAGCCAGAGCCGTATGGCGGCGGTAGTAGCGTTGTGCCAGTGCCTGTAATCCGGTGGAAGTAGGTAACCGCGTAATACTGACCCGATGGACAGTCGTTCAGCAACCCGCCCGGAAATACGTCGGTCCGTTCTACGCAAGCGGTCGATGAAGAGCAGACCGGCGTTGGCGTAGAAAACACCCGGCACTCGTGGCACTCCTGTATTCCAGCCTCAAACGTGCCGTAAAATTCGCGCACCTGAATCTGTGTGCCGGTTCCGGCGTAGATATTCACGTCGTTCTCCCAAACCTTGGAAACGCAGCGGTACTTGTCGTCTGTTTTGGCTTTGATTGTGAGGCGGCAACGGCTTTCGTCGATCTTGCAATCGAATTTGGTGAATACACCTACCCACTCCTCAGCCCAATCGCCTGCGCAGTATTTTTCTACCGTAATCGCGAACTCCTCGCAGTTGTCGGTTACGCCATTGATCAGGTCGAAATTGTCTTTAACCAGCACGATTTCACCCCTTGGCGAATGCGTATGGTAGAGCCTGTCCGCTTCCGTTTTGCGGTCAAATTCAAAGCCCCAGGCAATGTTTTCCTGCGTCAGTATCGTTTCCGATACCGTTGAGGAAGATATTTTTATGCGAGTTTTAGCCAAAACGCTTTTATTTGTAACATGAAAACCATTGAAAAATTCATCGCATTCCACTCTCGGCATGGCCGCTTTGCCATCTACGCCGTTGCTTCTCTTATTATTGCCGGTATTGCAACCCCTCTTTTAGTTCCGGTAGTCCGCACTGAAATCTCAAAGCGCCAACTATCCGCCAGATATGAGGCCATGGGCAAACAAGCTGAAATTTCAATTCTAAGCACCGACAAAAGCCCTGCTTCATGGCCCGACTCTATGCGTGCCGAGCAATTTTTTCGGCGTCATGTTCACTATGGCGAATTGTCGATCAATGAAATGAAAATCGGCGGCGCTTATTCCGACCTGTACCAAGACTCCATGCGCATGATGCGCGACAGTGTTCTTTCTATTCGTTTGCTCGCCGACTCAAAACGCAACCTTCCACGCCTTTCAAAAATCCGCTACGTTGCCAGGTTTTTAACTCCAGAATTGACCGAGCCCGATACGTTTACCGCCGCGATCAACATGGATGGACAAGTTATTTTTATCACTGGCGCCGCTTATTGACTCGCTCAGTTCGACCCTTGCGCTTGATCACAACGTGGTCGCCCATATCCACAATTTCCGCCCGCTCCTCCTCAATTTCGATCAGTCTTTTGGAAAGCCGGTTGTTCTCCTCGGCGAGCGCATTGTTTTTTACCAACAGTGATTCAATCGCCGAACTCGTGCCGGCAGCGCGTGCGCTTTGAGCGTTCACGCCGTCAGATACCGCGCTGGTCGCAATCTGGTTCCTGCGCGGACCTCCGGTGAGCCTTTCCAAGTATTTCACCATGGCGGGTCGGTCGTCGTCGTTGATCGCCTGGAGCAGCCCGAAGTGCGCAGATGTTGCGCTCTTTTTTACAACCGATATGCGTTGGCCGTCTTGGTAGACAAACTCGCCACCCTCGACCTCCAGTGGTACGCCGTCGTTTTCGTGCGATGGCCCGACGACAATACCTTGCTTGCCTACTTTGCCATGAATGCCTTGGCGGGCCTTTGTGGCTTGCAATGCCAGGGCTTTCGATTTCAGGAACGAGCCGACCATCAGGGCAATGGTGCCAATGGCCAACCCGATACCGAACGGGCCGAGCGGCGCCAGCGATTTGTAGATACTTGTCGAGCTGGTGATCAGGTTGGATGCCTGCAATGCTGAGTCGAGCAGGATCTGCGCCCGCTGCGCCTTGCGCTGTTCCACCAGTGCGCGTTCGCGGCGCACCTTGGCGTCTGCTTCTTCTTTTTCGGCGAGCGCCAGCGCATTGCGTTTCCGGGTTACATCCGACGCAAAGCCGAGATCTGCCAGCCTCAATTCTGTATCGAGGTCGTCTTTCGCTCTCTGCACCTTATCCTCCGAGGCTTGCACCTCCTGGTCCGCCGCCTCAACCGCCGCTTTTGCAGACTCAACCCTGGCGGCTGTAAGATTTTGAAGCCCTGCCGTAACCTCGTCAATGGCCTGTTTTATAGCTTTTTGATCCTCTTTTTTGAATCCGAGAAGGTCGAGCAGCCAGTTCTTTTCAGTCCCACTGCTTTTTGACGCAATAGAAAGCCCGGCGATTTGCGCTTTTATGGTCGCAATTTTGTTTTTGATCGTCTCGATCTGCTTTTTATCTCCAGCGTCGACCAGCGCAAGCAATCCCTCCTGGAATTTGATCTCAGATTCGAGCGTTGCTGTTTTAGTCAGTTTGTCAAATTCGCGCTGGGCGTCTGCAATCTGCTTTTTACTCGCCCCGTTCGCCTCCAGTACGGCGATGAAGTTTTTAAAATTCTCCTCGTTGAGCGCGATCTCGCTTTCCTCCAAATCCTTGATCGCTTGCAGGTTCTTTTTGCCCTCGTCGATGCGCTCCTTGTTGATTTCCTTTTCGTATTCCGCCTGTGCCGCCCGAAGCTTTTGCAGTTCGTCGAGTCGCTTTTGCGCCTCCTCTGCTTCGTTCAGGTAGATTCCGGCAACATTCGCCTTGTGTTGTTTTTCCGCCTGCTCGATCAGCCCGTTTAATTCGTCTCGACCCTCAAAGTATTTGCGCAGGTCGGCGAGTAGTCGAGTGTAGCGCAGTTGCTCGGCGGCAATCTGCTTTTCGGTTTCGCCAGATACTACCGCAACGCGAAGGGCGGCGCGTTTTTCCTCGTCGGCGGCTTCTTTGTCTCGGATTTTCTTGCGCTCCTCGGCTGCTTTGTTTCGCAGTTCACGAAGGGCTTGCTCGCCCTGTATTTGGGCGTCATTGGCCTCAGCGACAAGGTTCAGGTATTCAATCTCGGATTTTGCGGCATTGTCGCGCAGCTCTGCGCTTACCGGAAGCAGGGAGAGCGATTTCAGGTCTAAGTCCCTTTGACGTTCCGCAAGACTTAGTTTTTTCTCCAGGCTTTGCTGCTCCAGTGCGTTGGCTTTTTGTTGTGCCACACTTCGCCGTCCAATTGACTGCGTTTCGTCGTCGGCCAAAGCCTTTAGTTTTCCAAGTTGGACAGCTTGCCTGGCAAGTTCTACGCCCAAAGTTCTTGAGTCGTCGCGCAATTGCTGAAAAGCCGCTTCAAGATCGTATGCTGCTGTTGCGGCATTAAATATTTCTGTTGCTACACCCGTGAAAGATGCCGCCAGATCGTCGGCGGCTGCCGAAAAGTTGCCGCTGAAGAAGTTTCCAATAGCGCTACCGAGGCTTAGAAATCGGTTGACCATCACATCGACAACCGCGCCGAGCGCCGCTGTAACGCGCGAAACCTTGTCGATACCAGCCTGAAACTTTGTGAAATACGTGATTAGGCTGCCAACGACGCCAATAAGCAGTCTGAGCCCCGTTGCCTTGATGACTGTACTCAATACCTTGAATGCGCCCGCGAATCTTCCAACGCCAGCGCCGCCAGCGCTCATTTTGCTTATCACGCCTGAAATCTGGTCACCCCACTCGCCAATGGTTTTTCCAAAAACCTGCGTATCTCTGATTGTCGATTTTAGCCGGGTTGAAAACCCGGCGCTCGCCCCCTCCAGCTTCTTTATGTCGGTTCCGGTTTCGCGCTGGACCTGCAATAGATCCTGCATTTCCTGCGTCAACGCCGTTACCTCGTCGCCTATGGTGCCAAATGCGGATTCGCTGACCTTCCCCGTATTTTGGAGTTCTTTTTGCAGGTCTTCAAGGTCTTTTTTGAGTGCCGCAATGGAAATATCAAGTTCAATATTTTCAGCCATAGTCTTTTTCCTGATTCCATCAAATTTAGAACCCAGGCCGCCCGGACAATGGCACGTTTTGTTATAAATGAATCTGCGCCATATATTTGGGGCAAAAATCAAATCATGAAAATCAAAGAACTCGCAAAGAAGGCCTACGAAAAAGCATTCCGTTATCGCTGGCGGATACTTGGAGTCGTATCGGTTGCAGCGTTAATTGCCACCATTTGCATATTTTCCCCCCGCGCAAATAGCGCGGCTACGCTCTTTATTAATACCACTACTGCTGTTTTGGATACAAGAAAGGACTCTGTTTCAATCGTGTCTTCGGACTACTTTCAGGCGAAGCTCATTGAGACTGTCGACAAAGAGAAAGGGCATTTTGCTGGAGCGGACATTGAGAAGTCGGAGCCCGGCGAAGATTTCAAATATATATTCTTCCAGGTGTCGGACTCTGCCGGATCGCCCATATACTTCAAGCAGCCGTCGGACTTCCTAAATTTTATGTCTGCCAGGGAATATGTGCTTGAAAGCGCAGTGAGGACAAGTCGAAGGGCGAACGAGTACGTTTTCAAAAAGAGTAAATAGTATTCTGCTTCATAAAAAAAGCCCCGAAGGATAACCTTCGGGGCTTTTTTGTTCTTGCGCGATCTGACTACTTTGGAGAGAACACAAAAATTGAATAGTCGCCCTTTTTTGTCTGGAACTTTATAGGGCTTTCTACCAGCCTCCTCTTACTTAGATTTGAGTAGCTTGGGAATTCAACATCAACCTCTTTCATGTCTTCACACATTCCTTTTAGGGTGGTCCATATACCCACCGCCACTTCGCCGGATACCAGCGGCGCTGCTGCGCGAGCAGATCAGCACCCAAAGAAGTATAATTGCTTTTGTCAAGGCTGCAATAGCCGAGCTGAACGCCTAACCGTTATCCACAATCTTCTGCACCGATACAACCAAGTTCCGCCGCACAATCTCGATTTCCTTTTTACTCGGCCGAATGATCGATTTGTTGTCCCGATCTGAGTTTTTCCTAATTTTGTTTCTGGCATCCTCGTTTGCGCCGCCAATGGTAACCACAACGCCATTGGCGGTTGCGGCAACGCCCAATACTTTAAAGTTGCGCCACATGGCGCCCGAAAATTCAAAGTTGACCGGCGCAGGATTCAGCCCATTAATCACCCTAAATTCCCGGTAGCTAATCCGTTCCTTTTTCTTCGCCAGCGTCTTGACCTTGTTTTCAGCGCCACCCGTCCGGCTTTTGCCGAGGTACATACTTGCCGGGTGCTTGTTGTCGGAATATGGCGTAAACTGCGAGCCGTCGGAAGATTCACCCGTTTGAACAACCCGGTTTGTGACAAGCGCCACCAGGTCAGCCCCGGCGACCGCTGCGAGCTGTCCAATTTCTGCGTCGAGCCGTGCGATTACGCGGCCGATCTTGGCGGTGAAGTCTGCAATGGTCATGACCAGACGGTGTCTACACGAAAGCCGTGCTCGTTCTTACACTGGAGGCAATCGTTTATTCCAAGCGCCGCCTCCTGTGCGATGTACTGCATGGTCTGCGCGTATTTGCTTTGCCATTCCGCCCGCTCTTTGAGCAGAAACTCGCGGTTTGTTGTTGCGGCCCTGGTCAACCGAGTGCTGCCAAGGATAAGCGCAGCGGCAATGTCGCAGGCTTTCCACTGGATGGCAAACGCGATAGATAGTGCCAGCGGGTCGGTAGTGAAGTCGAGTGAACCATTACACAGCACGGCTCCAATATCGCAGCCCACTTCCATTTGTATGGCAAGCCCGTTCAGGCATGTATCGCCCGTTCCTGTTTGGTTGTCAAAGTCGGTCAGTGTGTCGCCACGCCAGCCGCCAACCATCACCCAGTTAGCCCATGCGCGACCGCCTCCAAACCGTCCTTTCCATTGTGGATCTGCCAGGTCGAAGTATGGATAAAATCCACAGCCACCACAACTGCCGATGGTATTTGCCCGGAGAGGCGCGTTACTGTCGTGCTCGTAAACCAGGAAGTATTCGTGCTTGTCGTCGAAGTCGATGTAAGTAGGCAGTACAATAGCCGTCGCCAGCGTGTTGATTTTAAAACCATTGATCGTTTCAAGATCGCCCTCCCAAACCATTGTGTTCAGGCTATTGTAGATGTACGCGTGGATTGTGCCGGCCGCTGTGCCGCAGGTGCCAATGGCGGTAATTTTGGCACTACCACCACGAAGGGGGTTGAATGCCAGGCGAGCGGCTACGTAGGTTTTGTCTGTTTGGATGGATTGCCGCGCCGACGCTTCGCCAATTTGGCCTTTGAATCGTTCGCGGCGGCTTTCGAAGTTGGTGAGTAGTGCTGAGTTTGAGTCGGCAATAAAAGCCGTGATGGCCTGTGATCTGGACTTGGTGAGCACATCCCAAATACTGTCCGTGCCGCAATCCTCAAAACCCTCCATTTCATTAAATGGCGGCACGTCGGACATGAATAGCCCGGATGTCGAGGTGGTGTAATTTGATGGAGGCGCCGTGTTTACACATGGGCAGTCCGCCCGGCTCAATCCAATAATGTTATCGTAACAAGACATGGTGTGTAGTTTGGTTGAAATAAAAAAGCCGGAGCAGTTGCCCCGCCCCGGCTTTTATGCCTTATTTTTTTACTGTCGTCAGTTCTTTTTCTTCCAGCGTGTTGAAATCTCGTATGTGCTGGATTGCGTGCCCGCCCCGATCACCCGAAGCCTGTACCTGGACGCCTTGGCCTCGGTCCCGCTTAGTTGCAAGACTCGCCCCGCTGTCGTGCCGGTAATACTGTCAATGGCGCACCAATCCGTACTGGTTCCAGGCGTAGATTTATTCGACGCATCGAGTACCATCTTCACGGAAATTGTGCCGCTAAGGTTCAGCGGTATACACTGGATATTGTACGTGTATAGGCTGCCAAACGTGACAGGTGTGGTCACCGTGTTCCAAATGGAGTTGTCGCGAGCGCCGATGTTCAGCGTGTTTGCTTCCGCATTGGTCAAGGTGTCCTTACGGTAATCGAAAGAGACACTAACCCCGGATGGTCCAGCGAATTCCTCCGCGTACACGGCATGTTCAGTCGTTGGTGCAGTCTCCGGCTTGTCGAAAGCCGAGGAAATACCCACAAAGGCGAGGGCGCAAAGCGCAAAGAGCGCCGAGAAAAGAAATTTATTTTTCATTGTAAAAGCAATGTTTGTCGGTTGATGAAAGGGATGGCCCTTAGATTGATGTCGGACGTACAAAACTGAATACGCCGGTGTTTGCTGCGGTTTCACCCAGCGGGTTGAGGGCGATCAAGCCGTTAACTTTGAGCTGGAATGTGTGCAGGATTTCGCTGGATGTGCAAGCCTGGGTATAGGTTACTTCCCAAAATACGCCTGGCAGGTTGCGAGATTCGATCTGGTAGCGTTGCTGCCATGGATTCTGCACCAACATCGGTGTTCCTGGGTAGTGCGACTTGGTAACCATAGCGATAGCGCCACGGTCAACCATGTAGGCTTTTATTGCTCCGGCATTTACTTCGTCGATCTTGATCGGATCGAAGTACTTGCGGGCGAAATACTTGGAATCCATGCGGGTAGCGTCACCTTTTCCGCTGTCGTTTCCGCGATTGTTGGCCGCCTCTTCGTTCATGTACCACAGAGCCTCGCCGCTGATAAGCGCCGGGTTCATCATCTTCATTTTGCGGGCCGTCAATGACAGCTTTGGCATCAAAGATGTGTTCCATTGCTCGGCAGGGATTGTGGTATCACTGCTTGCAAATGTCCATGGGTTTGCGTCGCCTACCGGATTGAGGTAGGTGTTTGTACCGCGGAATGCTTCAAGTTTAGCCACGGCAACCTCTGCCAGATACTCGGACAGGATTTTGTCTGCTTTCAGGAAACCCTGAGCGATCAGTGGCGCCAGATCAAATTCGTCGGTACGGCGTTCGAGCAGACCCTTTACCGAGAACGACGTCTTACGGAAGATGTCGATGGTGTACTCGGTGTAGTCGCTCGACAGTTCCGGGCCAGTGATGGCGCAGTCGTCGTCAACGGCCGCGTCGGTCATTTGGTCGGTTTTTGCCCAGATCAGGCGCAGTGTCCGTGTCTTGTTCGGGTCTTGCAATGCTGCAAGCTGCGCGGTAGTTTCAGACATCAACGCTTTGGCCACATCGCACTCGGCAATGTAGTCGGTTTGAATACGGCTATCGGCCCACATATCGTTGGCCATAAGCTGAATTTTTAAGAGTTGCGATGCGGTAAAAGCCATGTTTTGATTTTATTTAAGCAAGGGCGCTATACGACAATTTTGCCGTTTTCGGCCTCCCACGCCTCTATGATTGCTTGTTGGTGTTCTTTTGGGGCGGCAGTAACCGCTTGCCAAAGTTCTTCTTCGGTTTTAGGCGTATTGCCGGGCCGGTATCCACCTTTGCCTGGTTCATTTTTGTTTCCGCCATTCCCTTTTGCGTCCTGGACTTGAAACTTGAAACTTTCGGCTGCCAGATCCTTTGCAATTTGCTCGAATGACTTGGCGTGACCGTGGTCTGTTTCAACCCGCTTGCCTCCCTTAATTGGGATTAGCGTACCATCCTCCATGGCTTCATACTCGAATTGCTTGAACTCGTTTAGGAAATACTGGATTCGTTTATTTGCGATCTTCGGATCGTCTTCCAAAACCGGCTTCATGTCGAGCAAAATTTGCTTTGCTGCGTTCTGTGCCGACTGTGTAAGTTGCTCGCGCTTGTACTCGCTTTTCATTGCCTCGATTGCGCTTTCCCGTTCCTTCGTCTCGTTTTCGAGTTTTTCCTTCCACGTTTTTTCGTGTTGCAGGAAGATCGGGTGAGTCTTCACCTTCTCATCGTCGAGTTTGTTGGGCTTTGCAATGTGGGAAATGGCTGCTACAATCAGATCCTCGCCGACCTCATCGGTTTGAACCCCTGTTTTTTCACGGATAAGGTTTTCGTACTTGGCGGAAACTTCGGCCTGGGCCTTTTTGTATCCGTTGTCAAAAAAAACTTTCGTGTCTGGTTTGAGCTTGGCGACACGTTCTTTGTCCAGCGTTTTCAATGCGTCCAGCGCATTTTCTTGCAAGACTTCTCCGGTGCCATCATCCGATTTTTTATAGAGCACTTCGGCAACGCTCTCAGTTGGCAGGTTTAACGTTGCTGCCAGAAACGCAATGAGTAATTCCTTTTCAGTATTCATGCAAAAATGATGCTTGTAAGCCGTGTTTGACGGCACGTTTTGTTATAATTCACTTGCGCTTTGATTTGCGCTCAATTCTTTCGGTGACTTCCGGCGGTGGAGACAAAGGGGCGGTTTCCTCGACTATGAATTTACCGAGGAAGCCGTTTTCCCTGATCTTGTCAAATTGCGCTTGTGTCACCGTCTTGGTCTTCCCGTCCGTCTTGGACGTCAGTTTGTACGGCATCTGCGTTGACTTTTTTGGCGGCAGCTTTTGCCTCCGGTTTGAGTTTGGCCGAAACCTCCTTAGGTTGCTCGGCTGCGGCTTTTTTCCAGCCGTCACGGGTGCCGTCTGCGCTTACAGGCAGCAGCTCCCATGCGTATTCTGAAAACTTGCCCTTCCCTTTTACGGGGTGAATTGCTTGAATCATGGTTGTAGAATATTTGAATCCCTAAGCGCTTCGTTGCGCATCCGGTGGTATCTTGTGATGCAGGCTTTGACATCCAGATCGTTTAGGCAAAAAGCCTTTTTGAATCTTAGAACCGCCGACCTGACTGTTATTGAATTATCGACACTCATAACGCCGTGTACGAAAGCAAACAGCATTTGAGCCTCGGCGCCTCGCCTTACAATGGAGTGCAGGGGCGTCAAGTGTTTACTGCTTGGCGGCATTATGACTTCTTTTTAGTTTTCGGCTTGGTTGTGGCTTTTTCTGGCGGCGTCTTTTGTACCGGCGCAGTCGTGACCGGAACGGCCGGAACCCTCCATGCTCCACCTGTTTTTAAAGCGTTCAGCGCGGCCGATCGGCGCATTAAAAAAGCGTTTCGGTCTTGCAGTTTTGCGAGTTGCGCGGCGACGTCGGCGGCCTCAGCGTCGAGCTTTGCCACAAACAGGCTGAGCTGCGCAGTATCCCGGAAAGGAACTGCGGTAAGTACCTGCTGAGGTCGTGGGCTGCCAGCAAAACTTTGCTGCGCCTGCTCGACCAGGAAAAACGAATCTGGGCGCACCCATTCAATCGAGTAGGAAATATCCTGCCCGAAAGCGGTGAGTGCGAAGAGTAAAAGCGTGAGAGTGAGCGTGTGTTTCATGTGTGCAATTATGGTCTGATTGTAAAAATTGAGCCGTTTAAGCCCTCTAAATAGTCGATAACGGTTTGCTCCAGCGCGTTCTGCGCTTTCGCCGTGTCGCCGGTGCCCGTGCCTGTAAAGGCGTCGACTTCGGCTTTGGTAAACTTTAGGGTGTATGTGAATCCGCTGCTTTCAAATGACGAGGTGTCTACAAATTGTAGATCAACCGTCCAGGTTTGCTCTGTCGGATTGTAGCAGCCGTTTACATAGATATTTGGCGAGGTAAACGAGCGGATACCGCCGTCAACCTTCATGTCTCCGGTCGTTTCAATCCAGCTTTGCCCGGTTGTGGTGTGCGCTAAAAAAAGCGCGAAAAAGAAGAGTATGTATTTCATTGTGCTTAGTTTGCGAGTGACCAGATAGAGAAGCGCAGTTTGTAGGCTGTTGATGCTGTTACCGTTCCGTTGGCTTTGAGCTGGAATGTATTTGAGTTTGCATTATCTGTAAAGAACTTAGTTATCTCATTGGCTGCTGCCTTATTCCCTGCACCCGGAACCGGATTAGACCATCCAGCGCCACCCCATGCGTTTGGGTAGGTGCCGGTGAAGATTATTCCGTCGGCTACCGGCCCTGTGCCAGTGGTGAATGTGATTTCAAAACCGTTATCCGTGCCGGTGATACTGTTCAATACCGGCCCTGTGCCAGCGCCAGTGCCAAACGCGATATTTCCAGCAAGCCAAATAAAGCCCTTGCCAATAAAGCCGGTAGAGGCCCTGCTCCTGCCCGTCACATCAAGCGCGTGCGCAGGGTTGTCGTTGTTTATGCCAACTAGAGGTGTTGCCGCCTGGGTGATGATCAACCCACTATTTGCAACACCACCGACAGTAAGGCTCGATGGTGTAATCTTGAATTTGTCAGCGTCGGAGTTGTCTACCCCTATCGCCAAATCCTTTACACCTGTAATGCCCAACAGGATGCGCGGGTCGCTCGCATTCGCGCCGCCAGTGTACAGGCTTAATGTCGTGGTGCCAGAGTTTCCGACATTGCGCGTGTTCGATAGGAACATACCCCAATCGCCGGAGGCGTTCACGGTTCCACGAAACGCCTCTACTTGCCCGGCAATAGCACCACCTGCGATAAGACTAACCCATGGAGCGCCAGCGTTGGTGCCGGTAATTTGCAGCTGACTCGTGGCGGATAGCCATTTAAAATTATCCGTGCCAGACATGCCATTTGCGCCCGTGTAGTAAGAAACCCGGTCTGCTGCGCCATTAAGCAGCGCAAGCGCCGTGTACATCTGCGCAAGCGTGGCGTCTATTGGCGCTGCTGCGCCGCCTGTGTTGTTGATCTTAAACGTGTTGGCTGCCATGTTGGCGAGCTTCGCGTTTGTTACTGCTGAGCTGGTGATGCCTGCGGTATTTACAGTGGCCCATGAAATAGCCGTGTTGCCTGTATTTACGACCATGACCTGATCGCCCGCCGTGGCCTGGATGTCTGCGACGTTGGCCGTGGCGTTTCCAGTTACGCCAACCAGCGAACGCGCGACGCCTTGCCGAAACTGAGCATTCCCGACCGCGTTATTTGCGATACCCCCCTGCGCCACCTGACCAAAGCCGAGTGTTGTGCCGCCGGTCGATACGCGCAGCACCTGGTCTGTCGTGCCGACCATATCAGCAACATTGCCCGTTGTGTTTGCGGATCTGCCCACCACAGAAAGCCCTGAGCTTTGCCGAAACTTGGCATCGGTCACCACGTTGGCGTCTATGGTCAAAACCGTAGCGCTACCGCTCACCGTTATATCCGTGTAGTCGCCATCGGCAAGCCCGCCGCCAGTATCCGTTCCGACCGCCCATGCCGTGCCGTTGAACTTGACTACTTGCCCCGTACTTGCTCCGGTTGTGGATAGTTGGCTGAGGTTTAGCGCCCCGCCAAGGGTAGAGAGTAGTATGTTTGCCGGTACTACGTCCACGGTCGAGCCTGAACCGAGCACCGCGCCAGTTCCGCCCGTTACAGCAACTTTTGAGCTGCCAGCGGTCAGGTTGCCCGTCGAAAGTTTGATGCTGTCACCACTGAACGACAGCGGGCTCACCACGATAGCGGAAACCAGGCAGCGGTCACTACCAACCAAAAGCCCTTGCAGGTTCGTGGTCGCCTGCAATTCGAGCAGAATGCCGGACGTGTCGCATTGCGCGAACGAAAGCGCCGCCCTTAGCGACAATAACAATACTATTACAAGTCTTTTGCTCATTTAAAAACCCTTACGTATGCCGTTTGCCCGTTCAGTCCTAATCCGGGCTCAAAATCAATCGTGTTATCTGTGTTGTTTACTGTAAAATCCCGGATTTCTCCAGGAAATGACGGGTTGTATTGCTGCCTGCGCACAATCACGAACACATTGTTCGGGTTGCTCGGCAGTACCAGATCGGCCGTTGGTATCGTAACCACATTGGACACAACCGTTCCTTTGTAGGTGTACCATGTGCCAGGTATGCTTGTTCCGCTCAACTCTATTCCAAATGAGGCGTAAGGGCTGCGCAATTGACCAACGTAGATGCCGCACGTGTTTTCCGTAACAGTCCAGGATGCAGGCAACACGCCACCCATCAGCGCGAATTGCGCGCAGTTGAATGTGCGTGTGTTTGTGCCGTCCGTGGCCGTTACTTTTCCCATGTTTTAAGCTCGAATTTTATCCGTTCAATCGATCCAGCCAGGCAGGCTGCGAGTATCAATGCAAGTATTTCGGTCATTAGTAGAAGAAAGTGATTCGGACATAGCCAATTCCGCCGTCGCCACCTGCGCCGCTATTCCCTACCGAATCCAGCGCAGCACCACCACCACCGCCACCTCCGCCGCGCGATCCATTTCCGCCATTTCCAGCATTTCCCGTTATGCTCGCGCCACCTCCGCTGCCGCCTTGCCCCGCCCACCTGCCAGCGGTCACCGCGTTGCCTGATAGCCCGTTATTATTTACCGTTCCGCCAATGACAGACGTGTATAGGCCCAGGTATGCAACACCGACGTTCCCGCCATTATTGGCAACATTTGCCGAGCTAATACCGCCGCCAGCGCCGCCACCATTGGCAACTATTGTATTTGTTGCCGCCGCAGATCCACCAAGGCCGCCGCTTGTGTTAGCTGCCGCCCCGGCGCCGCCAAGAAACATGCCTATCGTAGGCGCTGTGCCAGCCGTTCCATTTGACACAGTGCCGCCATTTCCGCGCGTGCCGCCATTCGCCTTGATTATTGTGGTGCCGTCTGTCAGCCCGACGCGGGTTTCTGTTTGGGTTGAACCGCCGTTGCCGTTTGTGCTGTTTGCTGTTTGCGCCGCGCCACCCGCCGCAGCCGCAGGCAGATTTATTCGGAGTGTAGATGCTCCGATTTCTGCAACGGAAAAAGTTTGGCACGATACCGCGCCAGCGCCGCCGCCGCCGCCGCCGCAACGAACAGTGCCAGCCGCGCCCTTCCTTCCTGACCCGCCAGGCCCGCCGCCGCCCACACACAGAATTTCTACGCTTACAACGCCATCCGGTATCGTAAGGTCGGTGTCGGTTTGTGCCGTTTCGTATGAATAAACCTCTACACCTGGTTTTGCTTCCTTGAAAATTCCAACACACGTCCACGCAGGGATGCCGTTGTCATACCAAAGCTGCGCTCCCTCCTTCGGGCTCAGTGTTATGCTTGTGGAGCCCGGCAGCGAAAATCGGTTTTCGGTATCGCTGCTTGTGCTATTGTGCGGAAGTATCAAATCTGCGCTTCCTACGTTCTTTACAATCAAAACCCGCCCAGTATAGCCGCCAAATATCCCACTCATGGTTGCCGTGGATGTCACGTTTAAGCGGAATACCGATGCAGTGGCATGGCCCGTAGGGGTGTAATTATCCTGGTCTGTAGTGATTGTGGTTGGCGTTATTTCGCCGGTCAAAGCAAAATCTTCCGTACCAACATCGACCGTTGCCGCAGCGCCCGCGCCCGCATCGGTAATTTTTACGTTTTGCCCCTCAGTCAAAACCCGTTCGTCTGTAAGGGTTGCGTCGGCAGATAGAACAAGGTATTGCGCGTCAGTTGGCGCACCCCCTCCGCCGCCGCCACCGCCTGTATTGTCGGTGCCTGGCGCCCATGCCGTGCCGTTCCACTTTAAAACCTGGCCGGTAGTCGCGCCGCCTTGCGCAATGTACGCGTGCGCTATTGCCGTGCCGTTCCAGATACCATTTGTGATTGTGCCGACAGTTGTAATGTCGCCACTTCCAATCCATCCGGTAAGAATGTAGTCTGTCCAGTCCGACGCATCAACAATCCACTCGTTTGTGCCGTCAAACAGGCGCATTTTGGTTGTGCCTGTGATGTTCGGCTGGGCGAACGCGCTTGCCGAGTACAGTAAAATTGCGAGTACGAGTGCTTTTTTTAGCGAATCCATATCCACTTATTGTCTGTGCCACGGCATTTGCAGGCTGCGGTAGTTCCTTGACTGTAAATGCTTTTTGTGCTTGCGCCGTCTGTAAACGTCTCGGTCGAGTTAGGGTCTACAATTGCCGCAAAGCCATCGGTGCCATCTTTTTGAAAGTCGTATTTCCATCCGTCGCGGGTTGAGTTACACGCAGGCAGGTTGAGGTTAATGTTTGCAGTAAGCGTTCCGACTTGGACAAGATTATGAGTATTGTCCAGGGTTGTCGTGCTGGTTACTGTAACAAAGTCACCATCCTGTACGCCTGCGGCATTTAGTGCCGCCTGAGTGCTCGTAGATGTTCCGCTTACGCCAGCGCTGCCAGTTACAAGCGCGTTGAATGTCTTGGCGCCAGCAAACGTCTGCGTCGACGTGCTTACAAGTCCCTCGTTACTTGCGTCGGCAGGTGGTAGGTTAAAGTTCAACGTTGTCGAGGATCGCGACCAGCCAATAGCCGCCGCACTGCTTGTCCTGGCGAGTGTGTAGTAAATATTAGCTGATCCGTTCGAGCCTAACAGTGTAACATCCGAGCCAACAGCGGTCAAGTTTGTGCCACCATTCGATACAGGGAGTGTACCGGATACGTGCGTGGTCAATCCAACCTTTCCGTATGATGGCGCCGTGTTTATGCCACCGGAAAGCAGCACATTGCCCGTTGCTATGTCTGCTAATTTTGACAGCGCAGATGTTGTGGACGCGTATAGGATGTCCCCAACAGCGTATGACGTTTGCCCAGTTCCGCCCTGCGGCGCAGTTACGGCCGCATTGTCTGTTAGAATTGTAGCCGAGGCGTTCGGCAGGGTGAATGTTTTTTCCGTGGACGCCGGGCCCGAAAACTTAGCAAACCCGTTTCCTGTGCCGCCGTAAGTCGACGCGATAATCTGCGTAAGCGCGGCGGAACCGTCGAAGTTATTGCCATAGATCGCCCTGGGTGTTGTAAGTGTGGCGACCGACCCGGAAGGTATTACGTAGTCGGTGCCAGCGGTAGCGGCAGAAAACGCAGTACCGTTGGCCTTTACCATGCCGGTAACCGATGTCGAAAGCGCGATTGATGCGTTTGTGGTGCTGTTCGTAACAACGCCCGCAAGGCCATTTGAGGATGTAACGGTGACGCTTGTTACCGTGCCTCCGCCAGCGGCCAAATATGCAGCCAAAGACGATACGTCCGCTTTCCAAACGCTGTTATTTTCCTCAAATTCAATCATGCTTGTGCCTGTGATTGAGGGCTGCGCAAATGCTGCCAAGCCGGAAAGTAGCAGCAAAAATGTGATGATGTTTCTCATTTTAGTACGTAAAAAACCAAACCCCAGACCCGCCAGAATAACGACAGGCGCAATTTATGTTTAGTGGTGAATAGATTTTTTTGTTGGCCGCGCCGTCGTAAAAAGTCTGAGCGCCTGCCGGGTCTATGGTTGCTCCGAATGAGTCCGAGCCGTTTTTTTTGAACTCAAATATTTTACCGTCGTTGGCCGCATTGCATGTTGGCAGTCCAATAGTAATGTCGGCCGAAATTGTGCCGATCAGTACGGTGTTTACTGCTGTGGTAATTGTGGCGCCGCTTGTCACAAATGTGTAACTATCGCCCCACGATGGCTCCCA